ATGAATCAGTATCTACATCTACCTATAATTCAATAGCCCAATATTTATAAGATAAGGAGATAACACATGGGACTAGATATGTACTTAAGCGTTAGTAAATACATACCAAAAACTAACTGGGATAATGAAAAGCCAGTAGTAACAGAACAATACAAGAATGTAGTAACTGCTGCTGGTTTAGAACTAATCCAAAGTGATGACCTTTATGGAGCAGAAGTAAAAGTTAATGTAGCCTACTGGCGTAAGTCTAATCAAATACATAAATGGTTTGTTGATAATGTACAAAACAACGATGATAATTGCAAACCACATTATGTAAATCGTGAACAACTAGAAGTATTGCTAGAGCAAACTAAACTAGCACTACTATACAAAGACCCAACCATATTACCTCCACAAGGAGGATTCTTTTTTGGTTCAACAGACATAGACGAATGGTATTGGGATGGTTTAAAACAAACAGTAAATCAGTTAGAAAAGGTGTTATCATTCAAAGAAGCAGTTGATTTTGAATATCAATCATCTTGGTAATACAATCGGGCGTCTGCTAACAAGGGCAGAACGCCCTCAAACAAAGGAGATAAAATGATAGACATAGATACACAGTTCCTTCGTGAAGAAGTAATTAGAGAACTGGCAGTAACAGAAGGCCTATACAATCCTTATGATAGAGATACAAATGTTCGTATTGTAGAGGATATTCGTAAAGCAATTGACAATTTAGCAGATGGCACTATGCCTTCGGCTACACATATAGCAGAGATAGCAGTTGCTACTAATGAGAATGTACAAATTCGTGATTTTCTAATGGGACTTAGATTAGAAAAAGATATTGATTACATTGGTTTGTATTTACAAACATTAGGTAATGCAATCAAAAAAGATATGGCGCTTCCAATTGCTACAGTTTTTGCTTCATACTTATATCAATACGAAGAATCTCAACATGCTAAAGATATGATAAATGAAGTATTACAAATTAATCCAGATTATTCATTGGCAAAATTATTAAAAGAAGCCTTTGATAAACAATTCCCAGGTAACTTTCTGACAGAAATGGCAGAAGCAGTTCATGAAAAAGTAATAGATGGAATCTATGAACTAAATGATAAGGAGATAAACAATGACAGTAACAACTGATAAACCAATCTATGGTAAAACTAGAGCAGCAGCCTGGAATAGAGCAGGCATTGCAGTAGAGGCTACATCAGCCAGTGAGGTAGCCAGTCAAGCAGGATTAGACTGGTCAGTATCACTACACGATATAACTGCAACCTATACAGTTCCAGGTGAGAATGGAACTAATATGGTTAAAGATTATATCCCAGTTGAAAATAAAAAAGCGGTTATTAAAACAACACCATATGGCCAGACATCAGCCATCGGGGTAGTTGGTAATCGCTACAAAGTATTTCAAAATGCAGAAATCTTTGGAGCATTAGATAACCTAATTGATTCTAGTGGTCTTAGGTATGCAGCAGCAGGTGAGTATGATGGTGGTGGTAAAGTATGGATGTTAATGGAAACTCCATTAGAAATGACTATTGCCAACGACCCACATGCAGCATTCTTATTAGCCAGAACTAGTCATGATGGTAGTAGTTCAGTATTAATTAAACCTATTATTGAACGACTATTTTGTATGAACCAAATCAATAAAATATACAAGGGCAAAAACAAATATACTTACCAACTAAATCATACAACCAATGCGTTTCTATCAGTATCAGAAATCAGTCACATCATTCAACTAAGTTATGATATGGCTAATGACTATACAGAACTAGCCACACATCTACTAGCCAAAGAGGCTAGCCACGAGCATGCAAAGAACTATTTCAAGAAAGTCTTTCCACTACCTAGTAAGGTAGAAGAGGTGCCATATCACATGTTATCTCTTGGAGAAAAGAAACAGTTTACTCGTGCACGAATGGCCAGAGAGCAAGCATTTAATATCTATGCAGCCTCACCTACACAAGAAAACATACGAGATACAGAGTTTGGTATGTGGCAAGCAGTTATAGAGTGGGCTGACTACAATGCTAAAGGCAAGAACCTTGCAGTTAGCACAATGGCTGGTCGTAATGATGGCATTAAATCTAGAGCACTTGAATTGTTGGTATCATAATGAGTATAATATCTGCAATCAAAGAATGTAATGTATGTAGAAAAGAAAAACGAGTGGTATCAGAATCACTCTTTGCTAATGGCCTATATGGTTACTGGTGTAAAGAGTGTGATGCACTTGAAGGCGCAAGCCCTATACAAACATCAATCAAAATAAAATAAAGGAGATAAAATGAGATATACAGAAGTAGATGGTGCTGAACCAACAGTATCTATTGAGGTAGATGGTAATAACTATACATTTACAACTCAGTCTTTAACAGATACTATCAAAAAAGATGAGGCATACAGAACAGAGATAGCCCAGTTAGAACGCAAACTACTTAGCCTTAAGTATGATGTTAAAGAATTCTTTCAGGCTAGATATGAAGTAGACCAATCAGAAATCGTAGCCGAAGTAGATGATGTCAATCAGTTACTTAAAGACATAGGCACTGACGAACTAACTAAGTCATGGTCAGCAACAGTAACTATCACAGCCACAGTTACAGGTATAGAAGCACCTAATGCAGATGCAGCCAGAGAGATTATTGAGGATGCATTTGAAATTAACCTGACAGTTGATGGCGATGTATGGGTAGACGACTTGATGATAGAGTCGTGTTATCCTGAAGCCTAGTATGTGATATACTAATCTTGAGCAGCCCTGGTTTCGGCTATCTCCTTTCTCAGGGCTGACTCATAAAGGAGAGTAGTGGTAGAAATACAACGGGATAGATATGGCAGGCCATTAATAATTCCACCAGAAGGTGGTAATCCAATTGCCTACACAAGAGCAACAACAATTGCTAATTCATTAGATGACGCTAGTGCATTAACTGCATGGAAAATGCGGATGGCAGCCATTGGGTTTACTACAAGACCTGATATTTTGTTATCTATTTCAGCAGCACAAGAAGATAAGTTAGCAGTTAATTCTTTTATAGAAGACGCTATGTCAGTAGCAGGTGCAAACAAAGCAGCAAACATTGGCACAGCAATACATAAGTTTGCAGAATCTTTAGATAAAGGTGAACAAATAGGTGTAATACCAGAGCCTTATCTTACAGATTTAAAAGCATATGAACAGACAACTAGTATTCTCAACAAAGTATTTGTTGAACAGTTCGCAGTCTTAGATAAGTATAAGATTGCAGGAACTCCAGACAGAATTGTTGAGTATAAAGGTGAGCGGTTTATTGCAGATATTAAGACTGGTCGACTAGACCATCCTAATAATATAGCAATACAGTTGGCTATTTACGCCAACGGCTTGCCGTATGATGTGGCTACGGCAACCCGTGGCACATGGGGTGGTATAAACCTTGACAAGGCTATAGTTATTCATCTACCTGCAGGAACAGGTAAGTGTGAATTATTGTGGATTGATATCAAAGAAGGTAAAAAAGGTTTAGACTTTGCCATGAAAGTAAGAAAATGGAGAGACCAAAAAGGTCTAACAACTCCATTTGAATAGGAGGAACAATGGCTTCAACAGAAGCACCAATCAGTATCACGGTTAAATCTGCAGCAGGTAGTCTAGTAACAGTTCGTGCAGAGACAGGAACAGAACTAGATACAATTATTGCAGAAGGACTAGACGCTATTGCTTCAGCAGCAATGGAACTAGAGAAAGCAATTCGTGGTAATACACCAGCGCCAATGACAACTAAAGCAGTAGCAGCAGCACTAGGGGCTACTATTATAGATAGCCCAGTAGGTGGTGGACGCAATTGTCCACATGGAAAAATGACAGCAATACAAGGAACAGGTAAAGATGGTTCAATGTATCGTGGTTATTTCTGCCCAGCACCAAAGGGTTCATTTGATAAATGTAAAAATGTTTATCTCAAAACAACAGACGCAGCATGGAACACATTTGTTCCAGAACAGGTAAAGTGAAAACTTTACGGCGTAGCATTAACAAGCCAGAGGTTGGTGGCGAACCATTGCCACCAGCCTTTAAGGCTTTTGAACGAGCAGGAATAATTCTACGCAGAGCAGAAGTTACAGTTATAGCAGGTACTCCAGGTGCAGGTAAGTCATCAATAGCATTGGCTATTGCAGCAAGAGTTAAGTTCCCAACACTTTATTTTTCAGCAGATACTAATGCACATACTATGGCTATGCGTTTAATAGCAATGACACATAGTGTTCCGCAAACTACAGCAGAAACAATGTTAAAGAAAGAACCAGATAAAGCAATGGAGATTCTATTACATAACAATCATTTATTCTGGTGTTTTGAATCTACTCCTACATTAAAAGATTTAGACGAAGAGGTATCTGCATTTGAAACAGTATGGGGTAGAAGCCCAACACTTATAGTTGTAGATAACTTAATGGATATAGCAATGGATGGACACGAAGAATTCCAAGGTATGCGTGCAGCAATGAAAGAACTAAAGTATTTGGCAAGGGATACCAATGCTGCAGTTCTAGTTCTGCACCATACCAAGGAAGGATTTGAAGGTTATCCATGTCAACCACGCTCAGCAGTTCAAGGATTAGTTAACCAGATACCAGCAATGGTATTAACTATTGGGCAAATAAAACAAGGTGATACAAATATGTTATGTGTAGCACCAGTTAAGAATAGATATGGTCGAGCAGACCATACAGGTAATAACTATGTGACTTTATCTTTTGACCCAGACTCTATGTTATTAGATGATATTACAATTCGTTATATGCCACAACAAGAACAACTAATGTGAGTAATCCACGCAAGGCTAAAGGTTCTCGTGCCGAACGAGATGTAGTTAAATGGTTAAAGCAATGGTTTCCCTATGCAGACCGCAGAGTAGCAGGAGCACAACTAGACAAAGGCGATATTAGCGGTGTGTTAGGGGTAACTATTGAAGTTAAAGACCATAAAAAAATAGATTTAGCAGCGTGGATAGAAGAACTAAAAGTAGAAATGAAGAATGACAAAGCCTGGACAGGTGCAGTTATTCATAAAAGAATTAGGAAAGGAGATGTAGGAGAATGGTATGCTTCAATGCCTGCTAGTGTATGGATAGATTTAATTAGAAAGGTTCTTAATGAGCGGGGCGATTGATAATATAAAAGAAAGGAGATTGAAACTTGTTAAATGAATTAATGATTTTATTAACATACTTTCAACAAGAATTGATAGGATTACTTATATGGATAAGCACGACATTACTACTTACTTAGAGTATATAGGCGCCAGCCTGCCTAATCATGGCAGTGGCTGGCGAAAAATGCGTTGTCCATTCCATGATGATAAACATGCATCAGCAGCAATTAACTACGATGAAAACAAATTTAAATGTCATGGCTGCACAGTTAGCGGTGACATTTACAATTTAATAGTTTATAAGGAAGGAGGAACATATCGTGAGGCTATCAAATTCGCAGAGAGCATTTCTACAACAGGCAACAGCGCAATACGCTCAGCACATAGCAGAAGCAGAGGAGTATCTACGCAGTCGTCACATATTGGTAGAAGAAGCCAGAAGGTTTCACCTAGGAGTAGTGAAGGACGCTCTGCCAGGACACGAGACTTATAGCGGTAGACTAGCAATTCCATATATTACACCGTCAGGTGTCGTTGATATTAGATTCAGAACTATATACAACAATCCAGATGAGTCAAAGTATATGGGTATTCCAGGGGCTAAGACTACAATGTTTAATGCACAAGCAGTTCTTAATGCAGAAAACTATATATGTGTAACTGAAGGTGAGATGGATACAGTTATCTTGTCAGTTAAAACTAACCATCCAGCCGTTGGTATACCAGGTGCTAATAATTGGAAGCCATACTACACAAAAATACTTGATGACTTTGATACAGTAATAGTGCTAGCAGATGGAGACTCTGCTGGTTTAGAGTTTGGCAAGAAGTTAAGTAGAGAACTACCTAATGTTAATCTAGTTCAAATGCCAGAAGGGCATGATGTTAACAGTATAATTATACAGGAAGGAGTTAAGTGGATAGATGACAGAATTAGAAAATGTCTGGGATAATATAGAAGAGTTCTGGGATTTTATAGCAGAAAATAAAAAACTATTAGGCATATCAGTAAGTAAAAATGAAGGCTTAGATATATTAAATGCTCTTAGAGATATTTATATGACAGTAGACGCTAGTCCAGAGAACGCAAAAAAAATGTTAACCTTATTAGCAACAGTATTATTGACTACATCTCAAGGTAATACCAAGTTTATTGATGATATAAAAGTAGAAGCAGCAATGCAAACATTTGATAAGAGTATGAAGGAGATATTAGATGAAAAACCCAAGTGATATAGACACAATTACTAGGCAGTTAACTGAAATCCTACTAAAAAAACAACATGATTATGGCCCACTAAACATAGCCCGTGCTCCAGGTGGGGCTATGAATGGGCTACGAGTTAGGATGTATGACAAACTGGCTAGGTTAAATAATCTAATAGATAAAGGAAACACGCCCAACTATGAATCAATAGAAGATACCCTCATAGATATGGCTAACTACGCTATAATAGGACTCTTAGTACAAAGAGGACAGTGGGAAGGCGTAGATATTGGAGATATGGTTAGTAGACTACCAAGAGGTAGTTAAGTCTCTAAGCGCTGAATATAATCGCAAGTATCCATACATAGAATCTGTAGATATCCAGCAGGTTCTATGGATGTGGTTTGTTACCCATCCAAATAAAATAAAAGAGTGGCTCACAAAACATGAGCAAAAGGATAGAGATAAATTAATAATTAAATCTCTACGCAACGCAGCAATCAAACATTGTGAAAAAGAAAAGGCCAGAAAGTTTGGCTATGAATTATTAGACTTATATTATTATGACGCTTCAGTTATAGAAGTATTTTTACCATCAATTATTGCAGGTTCATATGAAATGCCTAGCAAAATCAAAGACCTTAATTTTAAAGTTAACAAAGGTGAAGTATCAGATGGTAACAATTGGTTAGTTCTACGGTCAGATATAGAAAAAGCATTCAATCATTTGGCAGAAGCAAAACAAAATATTTTAAGACTACGTTTTAGTCTGGAGAACTGCGAGTGGAATGAACTAGCCAAAGAATTAAACACAACTCCAGATGGTGCCAGAATGAAAGTTCAACGGGCTATGAACTCCTTAATCAGAAAACTAGGTGGCTGGAAAACTTTTAATGATATAGACATTGACTCTCTAAACGATGACTCCGATGAAGAAGGTAGTGATGATGGAGGAGAGTAAAGATATTAGAGAACTACTACACGGTAATGACTACAAAAATTCTATGGACATGCGTGGTGTTCCTATGGGTGATATCTGTGTATGTGGTGGTGAAATATTTCATGCCCTTGTAGCATTTCAAAATAGAGAAATATGTTTTTATTTTCTAGATGGTGAGTGTATTAATTGTGGCTCATTGGTTACACTACCTACACCAATAGATGATATAGGAATGGATTGCGACTAATGCCATACTATGATTTTAAATGTAATGACTGTGATTTAGTAATAGAAACAACTGATTCTAACCCACCAGATTGTACCTCTTGCGGAAATCTTATGATTCGTATATGGTCTTCCACACCAGTACACTTCAAAGGAAGTGGTTTCTACTCAACAGGAGGATAATGAAATTTAAAAATACACCAGCATGTGCGGGAATTGACGTAGAAGTATTCTTTACTGAAGAGAAAGGTAACTATGTCAATCTCGATTTCATTAAACGAATGTGCAGCACTTGCCCAGCACGAGTCGAGTGTTTTGAATATGCAATAGAAAATCTAGTGCAAGGTATATGGGCAGGAACTACTACTAATGAGAGGAATAGATATAGAAGTAAACATGGAATAATTGGTAAGACGGTTGTTCCAGATTCTATATTTAGAGATATCACATATGAGCAAACTATCTGATTTTGATTTAGATTTAAAAGCGGGTAAGCAGGGGGAAAACTTAGTCCAAGAACTTCTAGGTGGTGATAGAACTGTAGAAGTTAAGACTGATTTAAAATGGAAAACAACTGGTAATTTATATATTGAAACTAGTTGTTGGTCTCATAATAAAAAGCAATGGTATCCATCTGGTTTATCATCTACTAAAGCAGATTTCTGGGCATTTGTTATGGAAGGTATTACTCTTATAGTTCCAACTGAGATATTGCAGAAGGCTATAGGTTTATACGGCTACGGTATAAACTGTAATATACAACCCAATCCGTCTAAAGGGTTCTTAATTAAGCCAGAGTATATACTTAAAGTGCTGAGAGAGTTTTCTGATGGCTCGGGGAAAGTCGTTAGAAAAACAAAAAAGACCCCCGCTACCTAGTATCTCTACTAGGGCGGGGGCTTTTCGTGTCTATAAAGGGCCTTTAAAGCCCAATTAGGGGTATTAGTTTGAGCCTAAGCCGTATTCCTTTTCAGTCTTATCTGCCCACTTAGCCAATGGTGCTGCTACTGAGCCGATTAAGATTGCGTATTCAGGGGTAAGGTCAGCAGCCAATGCTAGTCCCATTGTGATTGCTGATGCTAGTACTGCACGAAGGTAAGACTTGACTGCAGCCTTAGTCTTCTTGCTCTTTAACTTAGCGATTAAATCTTTCATTGATTCTCCTTCTTTGGTAATGGCTTCACTGAAGCCTTCACCTTGTTGAGTGTTGTTACTTTTCCCAGCCAAGGAAACCAAGGTGATGTGTCATTACCGCAGTTATCTTTGATGGAAATATGTAAGTGTTTATTATGTTGATTAATACCAGTATATCGGGCTTCGCCATTCTTGGCTGACCAAATCTTACCTTGGAATATTAAATACTTAACTCTAGAATCTGATTGCAACTTTTCATATATCTCAAAGCAATCAATACCATTCTTAGGGTCATGAGTTAAATCAACTGCATAACCAGTGTTGTGGTCTGAGTTAGGACTCTGTTTTAAATGAGCAGCAGACGGTAGCAGACCATCGCTGGCTTTCTTCCGCTTCGGTCTTAACGCTGTCGCCTGGCGCAATACAGCAATTGCAGCAGGTGTGGCT